TTGGTAAAACAGCAATACTTGGACTGGGCTATGGTATGGGTGCTAACAAATATCAAGCAATACTTGCACAAGGTTCACCAGCTGTTGATGTTACACAACAAACGGCCTTAGGAATTGTATCCCAGTACCGAGCAATGTATCCAAACATTCCCCAGCTATGGAGTATAGGTAAACAATTAATGTTCTACATGTTAGACAGGACTGACTCAAATTACTCCTATGGACCGTTGTCCGTAGCTAGTAATGCATTAAAATTACCCAATGGTATGTATTTACAATACCCACACCTGCGATATAACAACGGTGAGTTTTTATATGACTCAGGACGTAATGGTATTACACGCACGCATGGCCCGCGACTTGTAGAGAATATCGTACAAGCCCTAGCTCGTATAGTTATTACTGACCAAATGCTTGCTATACAAAACCTTCCTGGGATCTCAGTTGTACTAACCGTACATGACGAAATCATTGCTCTTGGCTCAGATGAACATGCTGATGAGACATTAGCAACAATAATGGCTATAATGAAACAACCACCAGATTGGTGTACAGAACTTCCTCTAGATGCAGAAGGAGCGTACAGCAAGATATATAACAAGTGAGGTCATTATGGAAACATTATTCTGGATAATAGTTGCAATAGTTATTAGTAAAGTATTACTAAAAGCTATACGCCCCGACATAAATAGAGCTTTAAATAATAAAGTAAAAGAGTATTGGAAGAAAATTTCAAAAATAAATTTATAAAATGAGTAATCTAGTCCTTAGTCGGCGTAAAAAAGAAAGTATTGTTATACATATCCCGGAGCTGGGAGAAGTTATCTGTACGTTTACAATTACAAACTTAGGACCTAAACAAGTAAAGCTTGCATTCGATGCAGAACCATATGTTAAGATAGATAGAAAAGAAATTTTTGATACACAGGAGTAAAAATCATGGAGATAATCTTTCTCAAAGCTAAACAAAAGCTTGTCAAAGAAATAACAACTGACGAAACAAAACCCTACCCATTGGTAAAAAACTTTACCTCTGAGCATTACAACATAGAACCCAACCAAGAAGGCTTTGATAAGTTTTATGAGTTATTACAAACCCACGCAGCTGCAGGTCATGCGTTACACAAAGGTGATCTAAAGAAAAAGTTAAAGAATGAATCGCGTGCACTGATGACGGATCGTGCTGCAAGTACACAGTTATTAGTGTTAGATTTAGACGGTATTACATTCCCTGGTGCTAAGAGTAAGTACAATACCTACGATATACAGAATCTTGCTGAAGCTTTTGTGCAATATTTACCATCAGAGTTTAGTAATGTAAGTTATATTGCACAAGCATCTGCGTCCCTGGGAATAAAAAGTAACAAAATCTCAATGCATTTGTTCTTTTTACTTAACCACACCGTACAACCTAGGGCCTTAAAAGAATGGTTTCGTACACTTAATTATGAAATAGATATACTCGCTGACCAGCTTGTATTGTCTGCTAACGGACAGAGTATATCTTATCCGTTAGACGTAAGCTTAGCTGATAACTCTAAACTTATTTATATAGGTACACCTAAATTTACAGGTATACAAGATCCAGTTACTGGAGACAGGTTTGTAAAAATAGACCGTGGTTCACCAACCTTAGACATAAGTAATTTAATACGAGATGTAAACCCTGAGAAAGTTCACAGTTTATCTACCTCAATAAAAGACGGCTTACGTAAGAAAGCAGGGTTAGTTAAGAAAAACGAAAAAATATCTACAGTAAATGTAAACGGAGTATCTGAACAAGTACTTCAGAATCCTGATCGTATGAGTATAGAAATATGCCGTATATCAGAACCTTACGTTAACTGTAATATCAACGGAGGCGACAGCGGAGCGTATTACTTTATTCTCACTAACCCTCACTATATGTATAATTTCAAAGGTGAACCTATATTTGAAATTGAAAAAGCTGATCCAGAGTTTTATCAAACTATTTTCGATAAATACGCTGATAAAATTGATGGAACTAAAAACGTCAAACCCATTGTTCTTCGCGATTTTTATACTGACACTTATTTTAATGGAGTTTTCGATAACACTAAGTCTCAGTTTACTGATGATTACCCACTAACACCTACACAAAAAACATCTCTAGAAGGCTTTATGCGTACGCATAATCGACCAATGCCTGATTACATACCAGACGCACAAGTAGTGTTTGATCCAGCATCAGAGAAAGGTATACAAATGGAAACAGCCCCCTACCATGTCAACCTATACAGAAGATCCGGCTATATGTTAGGTGCTTCAACAGAAGTTCCTGAGCTTACATACGGCACAGGGGCTGCTATGTATAAGTACATACCAAATACTACAAAACTTATGCAGCACATACTTGGTGGAGGTAAAACTGAGTTTGAGCATTTTGTTAATTGGCTTGCTTATATTTATCAAAACAAACGTAAAACAATGACTGCGTGGATATTTACAGGCGTTCCGGGCACTGGTAAAGGTTTGTTTATACACAAAGTCCTAAAGCCTTTGTTTGGCGAACAACAAGTACCAATGCGTTCTTTAGAAAACATAGAAGAACAATTTAACTTGTACATGCGTACAGCTCTGTTTCTTGTAGTAGATGAGTTCCGTATGGGTGATTCAGGTAACACAGGCAGAATGGCTGACAAGCTTAAACATCAAGTAACAGAACCTACATTAACAATACGTGCTATGCGTACAAACCAAATAGAACTACCTAGTTTTTGTAACTTTATTTTTCTTACTAACCGAGCTGATGCAGTTAAAATAGAAGAAGGCGATAGACGTTACAATGTAGCCCCCAGGCAAGAAAGTAAGTTAGAAGAAGCATACCCTGACTTCATTGGTATGCTAGCAGATGTACAAGCAGAGTTATTTAGTTTTGCAGGCTTATTACAAAAATTTCAAGTAGATGAACGTATGGCTCATACTGCACTAGAAAACGATGCTAAAAAAGAAATGAAACAAGTTTCTATGTCTGTACTAGAAGAATTTGCAACTGCAATCAAACAAAACAACTTAGAATATTTTATAGAAATATTAGATATACCACTTACAAATACATTTGATGCAGGTGGGATAAGTACAGCACAACGCTATATCAAAGACTGGGTTAGTAAGTCAAGTACTGAAATTGTTATACCTATGCAGCACTTTAAACTAGTGTATGATGTTCTTACAGATAATAGAAAAGCATTAGCTATACGAGATTTTACAAAAGCAATGAGTCGACTAAATGTCACTACCACACGTAAGCGTGTCGGCACTGGGAAAACTAGTTCAGCTCCTCGAGGAGTATTAGTAACTTGGGTAATTGATGACCAAGTAAAAGAAAATTTAATACAAGAACACTTTGACGATAAAGATACTACATTATTAGGAGACAAATCTATGATTAACTAATAACCCCTAAAATGTATGCCCCAACTTACGTCTGACAGGCGTCCCGATATTGATAATGTCGTAGAGATGTCAAAACCTAAGGAATTAGGTCTTATACCAGCTTGGTCCCATTCAACTCTTAAAACTTTTGAGGCTTGTGCTTATCGAAGTTACATAGCTAAAGTAAAAAGAATTAGTGAAGACTACGGTCCTGCTGCAAAACGTGGTAGCGAAATACACGATCAAGCTGAGAAATATGTAGATGGACGTTTACCAGAATTTCCAGATACTTTAAGTAAATTTACATCACAATTTGAACGTTTGAAAAATTTGTATGACGAAGGTAAAGCAGAACTCGAAGGCGAATGGGGCTTTACTATTGAATGGGAAGCCTGTCATTGGATGGCAAAAGATGTATGGGCTCGTATCAAATTAGATGCAATCGTACATGAAGATGAGACCAGCGCACGTGTAATAGATTACAAAACTGGTAGACAGTTTGGTAATGAAATTGCACATGGGCAACAAGCTTTAACATATGCAATTGGTTCGTTTTTACGTTACCCAGATCTGCAACATGTACAAACAGAACTGTGGTATTTAGACCACGGTACTACAACTGAGCAATCTTACACAAGAGATCAAGCTCTTTTATTTTTACCAAAACTCCATGAACGAGCTTTGGTTATGACAACAGCAGAGAATTTTCCACCTAACCCAAGCACATCTAGTTGTAAGTGGTGTTCTTATAAGAATGGTGAAGACCCTGCTTGTCAATGGGGTATGAAGTAGGTATAATCCTTTTCGTACAAAATACTAAATAACAAATAACAAATACAGCTATGATGGAGAAAACAATTAGTGCTTATGCACATCAGGAAGAAACCACAAACTTTCTAACCAACAACTCACGTTGTCTAATTACTTCCGATCCCGGAACAGGAAAAACAAGGTCAGTACTCGATGCACATGTGCAATGGGGTGGACGAACTCTTGTTTTAGCACCGTTATCTATTCTGGAAGCAGCATGGGTTGACGACATAAAGAAGTTTCAACCTGATATTAAATACGGTGTTGCTTACGCTAAAAACAGACAAAAAGTATTTGAAGATACGTCGCTTGATATGGTTATTACTAACTTTGAAGCGGTTAATTTTTTAGTCAAAAACCAACAGTTATTAACAAACTTTAAAAACTTAGTAATTGATGAATTTACTGCTTTCAAAAATAAAGACGCTAAACGTTCCAAGAACATTAAAAAGTTATCAGAAGTATTCGAGCGAAGGGTCGGTATGTCTGGAACTCCTAATACTAATAGCATTCTTGATCTTTGGCATCCAGTCAATCTAATAGATGACGGAGAACATTTAGGTTCACGATTTTATTCATATCGTCACCAAGTCTGTACGCCACAATTTAATGGCTTTGCCAACGTGTGGACAGACAAACCCGGTATCGAAGAAGTAATTGCTAATCAACTAAAAGACATTACCATACGACACGCGCTAGAAGATTGTATTGATTTACCTGACAATATAGTCCGAACTGTATATACAACACTCTCCCCGCAGGTAACTAAAATGTATAAAACACTTGCTGAAGAGTCAGTATTGTATACAAAACAAGGGACTATTAATGCAGTCAATGCAGGCGCTAGAGTTAAAAAACTATTACAACTTGTTAGTGGTGGTGTATATGACGAAAATGGTCTTGCTCAGTATTTTCACCAAGATAGGTATGAACTTGTTATGGACCTAGTTGATGTACGTAAACACTCTCTTGTAGCATTTAATTGGAAACACGAACGTAATGCACTTATAGAACTTGCAGAAAAACGCGGGTATACATACGAAGTGATCGACGGTTCTGTACCTGCACAAAAACGGCCTGAAATTGTACAACGCTTTCAAGCCGGTCAAATACAAGTATTGTTTGCACATCCCCAGTCAGCAGGTCATGGTCTTACACTTACCAAAGCTAATACAATTATTTGGTGCTCTCCTACATATAATGCAGAACATTTTCAACAGTTCAACAGACGTATACATCGTTCTGGTCAAACTCAAAAGACTGAAACAATACTTATTTCAGCTAGAAATACATGGGAATCAGAGGTATATAACAAACTAAACGGTAAACTAAATCGTATGGAAAGTTTACTTAACGTGCTTACAGAATTACATAAGGTATAATATGAAAATGTCGGATGCAAAAAAGACTTTACAATTAGGACAACTTCCTAAAAAAGAATTAAAACAATTAACTAATACAGACAATACTGTATTAGCTACAGCTTTAATATATTCAATATCTGAACTTATTGTGTCTAGTTATTTAGATGAAAATATAGAACCAGATATTAAAGAAATTGTAAAAGAAGCAGCACAATTTGCTGTTGAACTTACTAAAGGAGTCAATATTGTATACGATGATTTACATATTGATCTAACAGAAAACCAAATCATACACTAGGAGGTGTTATGGAAACTCAACCAAAAGTCACACTCGATGACAAAATGAACATGCTTACAAACACACGTGCAAAGCTTAAGATTCTTCTCGAACAAGAGAAAGAACTAAAGCAAGTACAGAATGCTTTGGAAGCAGAAATTGCTGCCGATATGGAAAGTCAAGGACTTACTCAGACCGGTAACGATGCGTGTACTATTTCTCTTAAAACAGAAACAGTACCAACTGTAGAAGACTGGGACGCTCTACACCAACATATAACTGACACAGGTCGGTTTGAGTTGTTGCAGAAACGTATGTCAGCTACAGCTTATAGGGAACTTATTGCTATGGAACCTTCGGTTCCCGGCGTACGTTCCACGGAGCTTACTAAGGTTAATTTCCGTAGTAAGTAATTTAAACAAGAAAAATGAAAGGTGAACAATGAGCGAAACAGCTATATCACTTGTTTCTAACAACGTGCCAGCGCATGTTAAAGAAGCATCAGGGCTTGGTAATGAGAATATCACTGCTGAGCATTTACAAACCCCCAGAGTAAAGTTACTCCAACAAATGAACAGTGAAGTGGATTCTAATCACGACGCGTACATTGAAGGTGCTAAACCAGGTCACTTTATAAATAGCATTGATAGCACAAACTACGGTACAGAACTGTATGTTATTAATGTACATTTTAAAGAAGACTTTGTACTTTGGAAAAAAAGAGACGCAGGAGGAGGGTTAATTGGGACTTATGCTAGTCAACAAGCAGCCCTTGACCACCTTGCAAAAGAAGGATTGAAAGCTGAAGATCATGAGATTATGCAGACTCAATCACATCTATTACTTCGTAAAGATCCAGAAACAGGTGAGTTAGATAAAACTCCGTTTCTTATGGACTTTGCTTCGTCTAAACTAAGAGTTTCACGAGAGTGGAACACTCAGATTGGACAGCTAGGAGGCGATAGATTTAGTGCGTTGTGGAAACTAAGTTCTCTACAAACACAAAATAGAGCTGCACAAAAGTTTTATAACTTAAATGCAGAAAACCAAGGTTGGGTAACCGAAGAAGATTATGAGTATGCCAAGGAGGTATACACTAAACTTAATTTAGGTCCAACTAACTCCTAAAAGTGATGTACATACGGCGACAAGATGCGTCGTCGTATGTGCTACAATACATTACATCCGGTTCAGATCCGGAGTAATGTATGCAAGAAAGCAACTTTATAAAAAAAGTTCATTCTAATCTTCCCGCCAATATATACAAATGGAAAATCAACGACCCTTATCATGGGGGCGTTCCAGATTGTTTTTACTCAGGCTATAGCGGCCTTTGTTTTGTAGAGTACAAATACAAACGAGAACTTCCTAAAAAACCTAATACTAAAATTAATTTTAATTTGTCTAAACAACAAGAACTTTGGCTTACAGACCGAAAGAATGAAGGCGTGCCAACATTTGTAGCACTTGGCGTAGGTAATTTAGTAGTTTTTACACAAAACTTTGATCAAGTTAATATGTACACAAAACAGAAGTTTGAAGAAGAAGCAATAACTTTTGAAGAATTTATAGGTAAATTAATAGATTTATGTGTAAAATACGACTTATGAGTGGTAAAAATCTCTCTGCTCTACGTGGAGAGTGTAATAGCTTAGCTGACTCACCCTGCATTGGGTGGTGTACAGTACGCCAGTTTGGAGATAAAAGGTGTAAAGGTTGTGGACGATACGACTTTGAGGCCGATTCAACCTTTTGGTTTAATGCAGATAACTTAGTAAGAAAACTTATTAATCTACGTAATGCCGCTGCAGGATATCAAATAAAACAACTTCGTGGTAATAATCGACCAATACCCAAAGCTGTAGCAATCCGCCCAGCTAAAGATGACCCTAAAACTCAATATTAATATGGGAAGAGACTACAAAAAAGAATACGCTAACTACCAAGGCACTAAAGAACAAAAAGAAAGGCGTGCGATGCGTAATAAAGTGCGTAGACGAGCTTTAAAAGATGGGCGTGTTACAAAAGGTAGTGGTTTTGATATACACCACAAAGATGGTAATCCAAGAAATAGCCACCCATCAAACTTAGTGGTTCAACACAAAAGTCAAAATAGGTCTTTTCCTAGAGATAAAAACGGAAGAAAAGCTTAGTAGCGTTTTCTTCTACCCATTTTCATAGGTTTAGGTTTTTTATTTATCTTCTTTTTCTTTTTACCCTTTCTAGGGTAGCTGCCTGTTCCATAGCCCATATTAATACTCCGCTTTAGTGTTTTTAAATTTACGATGTGATTTGGTGTCAACAAATATAGATTGTTTTTCACCGGGTACAGAGCCGTCGTGATTCGGAACTGTAGAATACTTCTTACTACAAATATCTTTGTAAGTATGGGGTTCTTTATGATTTAAGGGTTTGTTTATCATATCTTTATTTTACACAAATACAGGATCCGGATCCATGTATTTGTAATACATTAACATTTCCAACGTCTACGTGCTTGTCTTAACCTAGAGTTAGGGTTCTTCGCAGCTTTTGGAAACTTCTTCATTTGTCCTGCAGAACGTGCACAAAATGATTTACGCCTTTTTGCAGCTTTACTACCTTTCTTTACTTTACCAGTAACAGCAGTCTTTAACTTAGAGCCAGGATTTTTTCTTCTATAAGCAGCAACACCAGCTCGAGTCATACCTGCTCCAGACTTTGTAGGTCTAAAGTTTTTCTTGTTCCTAGCAGGCATTTTACTTTTTCTTCTTTGTGCCACGTCTTTTCCTTTTTACTATAGTTTTTACGTTTGTGGGTTTACCACCCGGGTTACCTGCTCTACGTTTACGTGTTACAGCACTACGTCTTTGAGCAGCTGTCATACTACGGGCCTTAGACCGTGGTACGCATTTCGGGTACTTTCGTTTACTACCCTTTGCTGACTTACGCCCGCAAGCTTGGTATTTACCCTTCTTCTTAGGTGCACCAATGTCCACCCAATCACCTTTTTTGCCTTTACCAAACCAAGCAGTAAGTCCACCTTTTGGTTTAGTATTAGCCATTAACTTCTGTATCCGCCGCCGCGTTTCTTGTACGTACGTACTAACCAACCGTTAGCATAGGCACTAGGATATACTTTAAATTTACGTTTAGCTTCAGCTTTTACTCTAGCATATAAAGCTGGATTAGTTGGTTTAGCACCACTACTTTTCTTTTTAGTTTTTCTTTTCTTTGCTGGCATTAATCACCTACCTGTTTCTTTGCCTTTTTATGAGCTTGTGTAAAAGTATCACCCATAAGCATTCTACGTTTCATATATTTCATATGTTTATTTGTATGATGTTTACTGTGACGTTTCATAGTAGCTTCTTGACGTTTACTCAATGCTTTCTTTTTAACCCTCATAGAGGTTTTCTTTCTAGTTCTGGGCATTTTTCAACATCTCAGCTAGTTTGTTTACATCCATTGTAGGTTCAGGAGTTGGGTCATTAGCACTGTTTGCAGTTCCTTGAGGCACTAATCTGCGCTCATTTACTGGTGTTGTGCCTGCCATACCTGTACCCATTTCTTTCATTTTTCTTGTAGCCATAGCTTATTTTACCTCATTATTGTCGTCTTTCAAAAAAGACCTTAACTTTTGTGCTTTCTCCTCAGCTGTATCAGCGTGTAGTTCAGAGTCTACAATCTTCTCTAGCTTTAATGCATCAATTTTTTGATTTGATATATAACGCCACGTGTAACCATCATCGTTGTACACTCCAAATACTGTCTGTGAAAACCCTACTTTTATAATAAGTGCGGTATCACCATCTAAAATTACTTTATCACCTTCTTTGAATGAAGACGTCAAACGGAAAGTAGCACCTTTTACAAAGCCCACTGCCCAGTCTTTAACAGCCAAACCTACTAACAGAGTTAGTACAAACCCTATAAATTCAACATAAAAATCGTTTAACGTAATCTCAAACATAGTCATATCATACATATTCTAATGTAGTATTCTCCATAAGAAATTCAAATAATACTCTAAAGTCTTCTTTTTTAAGAAACGGCACATTGTTTCTCATGTGCAGTTTTCGATACTCAGTATACGCTATTTCTAATTGTTCTTCTGTGTACAAAATCATGTTGGCTCCGTAGGCCAGACTACGTCATCTAAGTCTGTTAAATCACTATATTTGCTAGGTAAATCCCTTAACTCTTGTCTATAAGTAGCCCATTTTATTTTAATTTCACTTGTTAAAGGGGAATCAGATACTTGAGTCCAATCAGATTTAGAAAGTAAATTATCTCTATCTATTCTTAAAAATAATAAACAGGTTGTAGTATCGGCTTCCCATTTTTTATCTAAGTAATTAAATTTGTGGTGTTTGCTTGGTTTAGTAGTTTTAGCGACTAAACTTTTATTTTCTACATAATGGGTATCTGCTGTAACTTTCTCACTGTCTACTTCAAGTGCAGCTTCAGTATCAGTTTCTAACACATTTACATTTAAAGCTGGGTTTGAACCCCAACGTATAATTTCTCCAGTTTCTTTTAAATATACAACAAAATATTTCATCGTTTTGCAAAAAAGTAAGTGCCAATAGAACCACTGGTTGATTGATTTGTTCGGCTAGCATCAGCACGACAATCAAATTGTAAAGTATAACTTCCTGCACTGGTGACTGACTGTGACCAACTAGCACATATATTTATGAAAGGTGTAACACCCCCAGACGAGTTTTGGTGGAAGGTTGCTACTTGAGTACCATTTACTTTAATGTCAATATGACTTCCTCCTGTGTCCAAATGCACACTAAAGAATGTAAGCCATCCAACTAATTGAATTGTATTACCACCACTTACATCATCTGAAGTCACAGTGAAAGTATGTGAGTTGGTTTGGGTTGTTGCTGTAGATGCAGATGTTTGCACAGTAGCAGGGACTGAAACAGCTTGATTAGCTATTTTTAAAGTATCAACAGCAGCATTATTAATCTTAGCTGTAGTTATAGCAGCACTATCAATCTTTGCAGAAGTTATGTTAGCGTTACCAATTTTAGCTGTGGTTATAGCAGAATCTTGGATTTTAGCTGTAGATATAGCGGCATCTGCAATAACACCCGAAGCTGCAGTAATAGTACCAGTAGCTATTTGTGCGGCAGTCAAAGCGCCTGTAGTAATAAAGTCAGTAACATTTGAATTTGAAATTTTAGAAGTAGTTACATTAATACCATTAGTAAACTGACCAAAAATATTAGAAGTAGATACATGCCTAACCCAATAATAAAAATCTGAATCTACATCTACGGTATCTGCATACACTTGAGCTCGAGTAGTATCAATACGAGTAGCACTACCGATGTTATTACTTGTATGACGCCATACTTCAGTAAAAGCAAAATTACCAAATTGTGCTAAATCCCAAGAAAGAATAATTTTTTGAAACGCACCAGCACCTGAAAATCCAGTAACATCTGGTGGTATTGTGACATCAACTCTTTCTGTAGGTATAAAAGTATTTTCTGGTGTGCCAGCATTTGGATCAAAAGGGTTTTCTTTAAAATTTTCTGCAAGACCAGTATCAATGAGTTCTCGTACAGTTACCGCTCTATCTTTAGGATCTCCAAGTGTACCTAAACGTACTTTCAATGCTTCATCAATAGCATTTAAATAAGTTTTTAACTGTGGGTCAGTATTAGACGGAATAGGTGGTATTGAAGGTATTTTGGTTCCGTTAGTAGCCATTAGATAGCCCTCAGTTCATCTATAGACTCTCCAATACAGACTTCATTTATAGTATGTGCACCTGATACTTCTACTTCATATACCTTGTGTACTCCAGTAGGTAGCCTTAGAATTGGTTCCATAATTGTTGTGGCACTAAAAGAGGTAGGCGCAGAACCTGTTGCACTGAACACGGATCCAGAGGCTGTAATTGTAGCGTCAAATATTTCGGTACCATCACCAAAAACTTTTACCGTAATACCAGAACCAGAATATGCTTCGGCTTCTACTTTTACAAAGTTCATACTAGTAGGTTTAGGTAAAACAAACTGTGCGGTTTTAAATGTTTGCGTAGTGTTTGTAGCACTACCCTGAAAAAGTTCTACTTGAGCATTACCACCACCAGAATCATAGTCAATAAGGTACAATTCATTATCATCAGGGTCAGTAAAACCACCTTGTGCATGGCCTGTAGCTATCGAACTAAGCGTGGTAAAAGCATTCTTACCACCACGTGGGTCAAACATAAAGCCACCATATGCAGAACCTGTATAGTATTGCCCCACATACTTACCTTGCCATAAAAAACCTTTAATTGTAGAGGGGTAAAATTGAGCTTGCCATTGTTTAGGTGTAATCAAACCATCTGTAAGTACACTTATCTCACTTCCAGTAACTCCTATTAACCCGTCTGGTGAAGCATAAATAGCTAAACCACCCATATTAACAAGTGATTCTTTATTGAGACATGCTTGTGCTGCTTCCATACGTACCACACTCATAGATTGTGGGTCTGTACCTGCAGCTATATAAGGTGTACCTTTGGTAGAAATAAACAATACTTGCCCTGCCATAACTATACTAACAATCTCTTCTTCTAGTGTTATGCGGTATGCTACCGGCCAAGCGTGTGGTAGAAAAGGTTCTGAAAAACAAAGTCTTTTACCACTAAACCCAGCAAAAATACCATTTGCCATAGCGGTTAAACCTAACATCTGTCCGTTAGGATAAGTGCTAGTGTCATCGTCTGGTGGTGCTATCCAAAAAGTAGAAGGTATTATCTCAGCCAAAGAATCATTGTTTAGATTATCAGTTGTACTTGCTGTAGCTAAAGATACTTCTTTTACAAATTGAAAGTTAGTAGTGTTAGAACCAGTGTTAGAACGATAAATACGTTTATTAGCTAAATTAGTATTACTTTTAGAGGTAGCAGTGTCCATACCAGATATAGTTACAGTCTGTCCATCTACTTTTGTTAATACCGTAGATGCCGCCGAGGGTGGACCCTCTTCACCAAATGCAGATACAAAAGTATATACATAAGATGTGCTGTATTGCGTTTGTGTGCCATCATCACTACCGGCAGTTATACTTGTACTTGCCGCGTTAGCTGGCGCAGGTATACCTAATCTAAAAAAACTTCTTGGGTATGCACCAGAACCAGAAGCAAGTAGTTGTGTAGAACTACCCATTTGTGGAAATCCAGCTCCACTCCAATACAAACGATCAAAAGCATCATCTGCAATAGGTCCCGGTTGTACATCTACAGCATTAGTAAATTCTAAGTTGTAAACTTGACCACCAAAATCATACCTATACAAACCAGCTCTAGCTTGTGCATTTAGTGTAGCTACTGTGCTATTGCTAGTAATTGGTGTTAATACACCACGATCTAAATCTGTGTTATTTGCCGTTTGCCCTAAGCCTTCACCTAATAATCTAGGTGAAGCTTGTGGTGCAATACCATTAAAGTTGACTAACTTAAAATAAGCCATATATTAATCGTCTCCTTTGGCTACTTTCTTTTGTTTTTCAAAAGTTCTAAGTCCTGCCATTCCGAGCATAGCCATAAGTATTGTAGATAGTTGAGTAAAATCAAACTCCGGCATATCTACTTGTACACCAGCTAGCGCAGCAATCCACTCACCAACAGGTAGGATTATAAAATGTACCATCATTGCGACTGAGCAACCCCAACCTACAGACGGACGCCAACCAGCAACAAACCAGTTTTTACTGGCTGCTTCGATTTTATTTACTTCAATCTGTGAAAGATTAGCTGTTTGTAATTGTGTCTTGAGTTCATGCTCAAGTTTCATTTTTAGGTTTTTGTCAGCAACAAATTTATTTAATATGTTACCTGCTATACCTACTACTGAGTTTGTTATTGGATCCGCCATAAATACCTCCTATGTGCGTAAAAAATATACTAATAATCCTATTCCTGCGGCTACAACAATCCACATAAATCTTTCTATGAATCGTCCTGTATTAGAATTGACATCGGATTGTGACTCTACGTCTTCTAAACGTTGTTCTATCTTATCCATTCTAATAAAGAACCTATCATTTTGCCTTAACACGGTAGCTACTCGTTCTTCAATACGAGCAATAGACACGACTGCATCTGCTAGCCTGTCTAATTTTTCTTCTATCTTTTCTAATCTTTGATCTTGTGTATCACTCATAACTCCAAACCCAAGGTCTTGGTCTGGTGCTAGTAGCTTCTAAAGTATCTAAATGTATGAATCTAGAGTCGCCATGTTGTTTCACACCAAGCCCGGTTACACCGTGTTTTAACGCTACTTCTATACACTTTAAGGCGTCCGCGCCCCGAATGAGTATGTCTACAGCCTTGCCACTTGCGTGAGCTCCTGGTTGTGATTTTTTTGCTTCTATAGGATGCGTTGGATCTCTATAGGCACTTGTTATTATAAACGGAATTCCTACTTCTTCACGTATTTTTTCAAGAGTTTCCATAAACTCTGGATCCA